CCCCAATAGTAACTATTAAGCGCAATGACGTTTAATGAAACCACCGCTCTTACTAAGATAGCGGAGCTAGACAAGAAAATACGTTGCATCCAGGGAGGAACATCAGCTGGTAAGACTATTGCTATACTCTTATATTTAATAGCCATGGCACAGACTGACAAGAGCAAGACCCTTACCTCTGTAGTGTCTGAGTCTATACCTCATCTTAAACGTGGAGCCTTACGAGACTTTAAGAACATCTTACAATCACACAAGTATTGGAAAGACGACAACTGGAACGCTACTGATAGTATCTATACATTTGAGACAGGCTCACAGATAGAGTTCTTTTCTACTGACAATGGTGATAAGCTGCGTGGCGGTAGACGTGACCGTTGCTTTATGAACGAGGCTAACCAATGCACCTTAGACGCTTTTGACCAGTTAGAGGTGCGTACTAAAGATGTTATCTTTTTAGACTGGAACCCAACTAATGAGTTCTGGGTATACACAGACGTAATAGGTGTACGAGAAGACGTTGACTACATCATTATTACTTATTTAGATAACGAAGGACTAGCCCCTGAGATTATCACCTCAATTGAATCAAGAAAGAACCGCACACAATGGTGGAAAGTGTACGGCCTGGGTCAGTTAGGTGAGGTAGAGGGTAAGATATACAAAGACTGGGTACAGATAGACGAGATACCACACGAAGCCAGGCGCATTGGTAGAGGTTTAGACTTTGGCTACTCTAACGATCCCACAACTGTAACTGACATCTATCAATACAACGGTGGTTATATCTTAGACGAGTTAGTGTACCGAAAAGGTATGTTAAACAGTGAGATAGCCACTATCCTCAAAGATAACGACATCATTACTGTAGCTGACAGTGCTGAGCCAAAGAGTATCGATGAAATTAAACTACACGGCATTACCATTGTCGGAGCTGAAAAGGGTGCAGACAGTGTGAACCACGGTATAAGTATAATGCAAGACCAACGCTTCTCCGTCACAAGACGGTCAACAAACATCTGGCGTGAGTATATGAACTACTTATGGGACACAGACAAGACTGGTAAGAACTTAAACAAACCAGAAAAGGGTTTTGACCACAGCTTAGACGGCATTAGATACTTTATGCAGCTTCACTTAAAGAACGCCAATCAAACAGACGTGTCAGAGTTCTATGAAAGACTACGATATAAGAAGCGAGGCACAGAGAAAGGAATCAAAGCCGGACTACGATAGTTGTCCCCACTAGCTACTTGACGTGATATAATATACCAAACACTATGCAAATCTTTTCCTTTGTAGAGAGCGAGAAACAATTTTATGAGCAACGTCACATCCCTTTAATCGCTGGGGATGATTATAGTCAATATCAACTAATCAGAGCAATCAATTTTGCTAGACGATCACGCTACATCGACGACAACGCCAAGGATGACATCATTGGTGATTTTCCGTACGACAATATCTCTAAGTATCGTATCCGACTAGAAGCCAGGTCAACAGACTTCGACTTTAAATCTATTGAAGTAGAGCCAGTAGATACCTCAGACGAGGCTCGTATCTCTGCCCTGGTAGCCACTAAAGCCTTGCACAAGAAGATGCGTACAATGAAGTTTGGCAAGACATTAAATCGCTTTGCTGATATCCGGCCTGAGTATGGTGCTGTTCTGTTCAAGAAACTGCCTGACAATGTCACTATCACACCATGGGAGAATGTCGTCACTGACATGACTGACATCATCAACTCGCCTATTATTGAACGTCACTACTATGCACCAGCTCAACTAAAGAAGACTGGATATGACAATGTAGACGACATCATTATGAACGCTGCTGAAAAGACACGTTCTAAAGACATGAAAGAAGCGTCTAACAATGAAGCTGAAACTATTGGTCGCTTTATTGAAGTGATAGAAGTAACTGGTGAGCTATCACGAGCTTCATTACTAGAAGCCCAGGGTAAAGAATGGACAGATGAAGATAAGAAAGAGTTTGTACTTTCTCACATCATGTTTGCTCCGGAAGGAAAAGACAAAGATGGGAAACCTAAAGGCACTATTCTAAAGGCCGACGAGATGTCTGAGGCAGATTATCCATACAAGCTAGATATTCGACACCCAGTAGTAGGTCGTGGTATGGGAGAAGGTATTCCAGAGGAACTATCAGAGCACCAACGATGGCATAACTTCTACAAGACAGAAGAAGCTAGAGCTGTTGCTATTGGTGGCAAGGTATTGTTTGTCACAGACGATGGCTCAGTAGTAGACTCTATCTATGACGATGGCATTGACCACGGTACTATCATGCAGGTGGGCGAAGGTAAAGAGTTTCGACAACTTACTACCATGCCTACTAGCGTTCCGGTCTACCAAAACATCCGAGCCGACTGGGACACTAGTGCTGACAAAAACACTAACTCATTTGGTGCTGTCTTAGGTGAAGAACAAACCAGCGGTACTCCTTTCCGAGCGCAGTACATGCAAAACATCGCTGGTACATCACAGTTCCAACGTGAGCATGAGGACATGGGCTTCTGTATTGCTGAGATTGTAGAGGACTGGATACTACAAGATGCACTAGACGAAGCGGCTAAGGACGACATGATTGACGATGTCTTCTCTAAAGCAGAACTACAGCTCGTCGATGAGGTGATTGTAGAAGCAGAAGTACTTGAAGCAGTTGTACAAGCCTCTCTCAGTGGCACTGTATTGGCTCCAGAGGAGTTAGACTTAGTTCGTAATGCTATTAAGGGTAAACTAGCCAAACGAGGGGCTAGACGCAAGATTACTGATATCAAGAAAGTTCATCAAAAACGCTGGTAAGAAAGTAGTCATCCACACCACAGACGAACAACGCTCTAAGCAAGTTCTGTACGAGTCACTATCTAACGCTATTAACATGGCCAAGGGTATTGATAAAACTGACCCAGCTCAACTAGCGATGAGAGACATGGTACTTGACCAAATGGGTATCACACCACAACAATTAGCCCAGTACGCTGAGCAAGCTATGGCGTTCGCTGAACAACTACAACCAGCACAGGGAAGTGGAGCGGTAAACTTTAAGCAAGACGCAGCCCAAGAAGAACTTAACCCTGTAGCAGCTGCCTAATATGGAATTTACCGAGCACGAAGTATCAGTGATGAAAGTACTAGCCGAAGTAGAAACTTTTGCTTTACTGACAAAGATATTTGTCGACATGCCTACAGCTAACTTAGCCGAATTAGACAAGAACATTGTCGCTCTATCTGACGCTGAATACGGACAACTAATGAAAGTAAAGTACCTAAGAGAGAAAGATAATAAATCACGACTAGAATTTATTATCAAAGCTACCAAAACTAAAAACACCACGAGCACAGGTGCTATTGCACCAAAGTAACGTGGTATAATAGTGGTACATGACACTAAAGTCTATAAAAAGATTATAAAAGGACTAAACCTATAAAAGATTATGGAAGAAGAGCAAACAGACGCAACTAACGAAGAAACTTATGAGAACACTGACGAAGCTGAAACTGAAGAGACAGCACAAGGTGAGGACGATGGCGCAGATTCAGACCGAACCTACACCAAAGCCGAACTTGACCAACAGCTCAAAGACCGAGACAAGCGTTGGAAAGACCGTCTTAAAAGCAGTAAAGAAAGTACTAAAGAAACTAAAGAAGTAAGTTCAGATGAACGGTATGACCGTTTGGAACTAAAAGCGGAAGGAATAAAGGATAAAAAAGCCCAAGACGTAGTCCTAGAGTATATCGCTGAAAAGAAAGTACTCGGAAAGACAGTGGATATAGAAACAGCCCTTAAATCAGTAGCAGTCAAAGAGGCTCTACAAGAGATACGGACTAAGAATATACCACCACCTTCTACTAGAACTACTGGAGGAGCATCAGACAGTCTTGATTACTGGATAAGGGAAACTAAGAAAGGCAACTTTCCTACAGACCCAGCCATCCGTAAACAAATTCGTTCGATGAAGGTCTTCTAAATCTTAGGCATGAGCGGGTTATATATTTAATTTAACCCAAAATGGCCAACGTATTTAACAGTGACGTACACAAGCAGTTTTACATGACTGGTGTACAAGACGAAAACCGAGATGCTTTACCAATGCGCTATGTATCTGATATCCAGACTGAAAATGCTGAATTTCTATACAACCGTTATGGTGCAGACCTCGTAGCACAAAACTCTACTGACTCAACTTATTTGACACCAGGGTTTACATACTCTGCTGACAGTAAGCTAATCAACCTAGAGGCTATCTCTGCAGACCGTATCTCAGAAAAGGAAATGTCACGTCAAGGATTTGACATTGTAGCTGACCGAACTAACAAGCATGCTTACGCTATCAAGCAAGCTGTTCACCGAAACGCTGCACGAGTTACACGACTTGGAGCTGGTAGTATCTTAGACAACGAAGTATTGGCTGGTAACACATCAGCTCGTACACCGATTGCTGTTTCTTCTACAAACGCAGACGACATTGCTGCTACAGTTACACAACTCTTGCAAGAAGGTAATGCTTTTGGCTCTGGAAACCCATACATTATGATGAGTCCAAAGCAAGCAAAGTTCTTTAACTTGTTCTCAATGGGAGCTGGATTTAGCTTTGCAGACCGAGCATTGGAAAAAGGCATGTTTATGCTAGGCGGTGGAGAAAGAATTATCCGAGGAGCTGCTGGATTTGGTGGTCTTGACGTAATCGTAACTAACGAAACTCCACGAGTTGCACGTTATGTACTTGCGGCAAACCTAACTGCTGCTGATACCCTCACCATCAACGGTGTTGTACTATCAGTTGTAGCAACACCGGCTGCTGCTGGAGCTGTAGATCTTGGAGGTTCTGCTGAAGCAACTATCGACAACATCGTAGCTGCTGTCAACAACTCTCTAGGATTTGCTGCTGGCGTAGGAGCTGCTGACTCATACTTTGAGCTTTCAGCTGCTAACCGAACTATCTTCACAAACGCTGGTATTACTGCCCGAAAGGTGTCAGCTACTACTATCGAAGTAGATGGTTTTGCTACTCTTACAGTTGCAGAAGCTGGCGCACAGTCAA